CATAGCCACAAGAGTATTGGACGAGAGTGATCTTGCCCAAGGTATACGTGTTCCGGTATACCACCAAACTACGGTCGTGAGATCGTGTTTGGTTCACTTCAACTGCTTACAGGAGTACCATTTATGCCCACATGTACGAAAAGCGGCCCACCGATAGCTCGAGTTAGATCTCGTGGATCGGCGAATTCGCCCCAGGAATTTCGCGTTCTTGACTATAATACTTCTGGTCAATTAACATCAAACGCGCTTTCTGGCTATACATCTCCAATTGGAGAGTGGACAGTAATGGAAGACCGAGTCGTGCCTTGTTACAACGAGCGCATTTCTCGGGGTGAAGTCCTGTTTAATCCTATGACTAAAGTACGTACGAGCCTCGAAAGTTCCAGTAATGGAGCCTCTCTTGTCTCGATACCGCCTGCAGCCGTCGGAGCAATAAACACCACTACTGGCGACCGCCTTTTGATTCTTATAGGCGGTAAATGCGACCTGAACCAGGTAGGCCCTAAGCTTCGTGCTAAGAGCCTTAATCTTCCTGGTCTGGAACGTGCCATTTCGGTAGCGACTACTGCCACGTATAGACCGCCGTCTGAAGCGTCCAGCCTTGTAACCTTGGCTGAATTGCATAAGACTATGCGGCTTGTACCTGACCTCTTGAAGAACTGGAGTCAACTTTTCCAAAAGTTGAACCGTGTGAGCGTGGCAACACGTACTCAAACGGCACTCCAGAACAGTAAGAGTTTATCGCTATCAAATCTGCGTGCCTTAGAACGCACTCTAACTGAAACTTGGTTAGCTATGCGATTCGGGGTTCGTCCGTTAATTTCGGACACGCTTGGTGTTATGAAAGTGTTAAAGAAGGTTTACGAGAATTCCGAGAAAATCCGGATGACCTCTCGCGGTCAGGCGTCCTTGTCTGACTCGTTAGTGGAAAATCTCGTAATCGACGCTGGATGTACGCGCAACCCGGTTACATGCTCTACGCACTCAGAATATGCAGTGCGCGCTATGCAACTTTGGGAATTCAAACTCGAAGCACTTAGGGATCTTGGTTTTTCAATATCAAGTATTCCTGAAGCTGCGATTGATCTTGTGCGTTTCTCCTTTGTCGTCAATTGGGTGGCTAATGTGAATGACTTCTTCGCATCACTCGGTTCTTCAATGGATCCCGGAGTTAAAAGCTTCGGTGGTTGTTACGTTGTACGTGAACTTTCTACGTCAACTTGGCAATCAACGGGCATGAGCTCCCTTTGCAATACTTGGGGCGTTTTACAGCCTCAGTCTGGCATTGTTACGGCTACGACAGAAACAACTCGTCGTATCGTGGGTCTACCATCTCCGAAGTTAGTCGTGCGCGGTGATTGGTCCAGGTTTTTATCGGACTTTCGACTTCTTGATGCAATTGCATTAAGTCGTCAGCAACTTCGCGGGCGCAACGTGCAAGTTTTAGCCAATCTTTCGGCTCGAACTGGCCATATCTAAACCACTCAACCTCCTTTAGGGGAAAATGTATGACCATTACAGTCAATGCCAAGTCCTACACAGCCGACGGCTGGGACAACAACTCAGTGCGCTTCCAAGGTCCTTCTAACACCACTTCGGTGAAAGATCGGATGCTCCAGAAGAAAAGCGATCCAAAACCAACTGCCTTGTTTTCGGGAGTTTCCCGTTTCCAAGTCAAGCTTACTCGTACTCACACCCTCACGGGTGCGAAGACGACGTCAGCCGATGGTTCTTGTGATCTCAACTTCGCACTGCCTGTGGGAATTGCGTCTGCTGACGTCGATTCCTATTGTGCCGACCTCGGTGCGTATATCGCTACCGCAGGCTTCAAGACGGCTCTCAAGACTGCACAGACCAATGGCTAACAAGCCACTACTCTATGCTTTGGGTGCGATTGTCCTTGTTATTCTCGGACTTATTTCACCCTTGGGTCTTGAACAACTAACTACGTTGGTTGCTCCGTCTATTTGATTTTGGCACAGGAGAATATCCATTATGGAGTTCTATACAGGAAAAGCACCGTTCAGGGGCATTGCGCCCATGTTCTTCTCAGAACAGAACGAGTCCCAAAGCCTTACAGCACGTGTAGGCAAACTCAATGAAGCCACAGCAAGAGGGGGTCTTAAATACTTGAGATCCTTTCTTTCAAATGTTGCGGTCATCCCTGGATTCGAGAAAGTTAAAGATGTCTACGCGGCGGTTAACTCCGCTTCGCCATCTAGCGCAATCTCTATATCCAAAGTGCTACTCACACAGTCGTATGAGTCAGCGGAGGAACACTTCGCGCATGCACAAATTGCTTGCTTTGTCAAGAAATATCCCTTTGAGGGATCCGTTTCTATTCGACGTGAAAACGCTCTCCGTAAATTTCTTCGCGGAGAACGTCGTAATCGTCATATGAATGCGCTCATAAGGCGCAGACGGATCGCTCATGACAAGATTGAAACATCGGATGGCAAAGTGCTTTCCTATGGTTCTTTTGACCCGAATCCCTTTGTTGGGAACATGCGCAAATACATAACGCGTGTGATCGGTTCATCTCCTTGTATAGGTGATATGTTTGACTCAGCTCGATGGGGACCAGGTGCCGTAGTTGGTGTTAACGGTCAGTTCACTCATTTTGCTCGAAAGCTTTTAAGCAAAAAGTGGACTGTAACACCTGCTGCAATTCCGTACGCACTTACCGTCTGTAAAAGATTCCCGATGTTTTGGGAGTTGCTAGGGTTGACTAAAACTTTGTCACCCGAGCTGCAAGTGACCTGTATCGACTCGGAAGAGTTCGACATCAGGTTTAATGCCAGACTAGTAGTCGTGCAACATAACAAAATTGCTTTCGTACCCAAGGATGCTGATTGTGACCGAACAATCGCGTCAGAACCCCTCATTAACCAATTTCTGCAACTTGCAGTTGATGGTTGGATGAAGAAGATGCTTGCGAAGGTAGGACTCGATCTTACCAAACAGCGTCCGAATCAACTTATGGCCCGGGAGGGTTCTAGGTTGAGCGGGTTTAATCCCTATTGCACAGCGGACCTTAAGAATGCATCGGGCAGTATCTTCACAGAAGTTGTGAAGGAACTGTTTCCCCCTGCATGGTTTGTGATGCTTAACGCGCTAAGATCTCCTTCTTGGATGATTGATAACCGCGAGCCTGAGAAATATCATGGCTTTGTATCAATGGGCAATGGGTACTGCTTCCCAGTTGAGACTCTAATATTCGCCTCGATATGTTCCGCCGCACACGTCTACACCGGTACTACACCTGATTTTCGGGTGTATGGTGATGACATTATAGTGCGCCAGAATGAATCCGGTATATTGCAAGAATATCTGCGATATTTCGGCTTCGAGTTGAACCCGGATAAGTCCTTTTTCTTTGGACCGTTTCGGGAGTCTTGTGGAGCAGATTGGTACGATGGTGAGCCGGTTCGTCCGGTGTACTTTGACGATGCGCTTGATACACTTGAACAGCGCATCCGAGCTCATAACGCACTTGTTCGTTTACCAAACGAACTCGCGGGACCACTGGCACATGCGTGCCGTAATTGGTTCCCCTATTGGATCTCCAAGTTTTGTCGCCCCTTTGCTGGGGAGACTGATGAGGCAGTTGATAATAGGTTTGCGACGGTTCCCAGCCCTTGGCATATGAGGAATAAAACCCTCCAATGCCCTGCTTGGTATGGCCTGTCTTTCGCGTCCCATAAGGATAGCGAAATCGAGAGCGACCGCGATTACCATATCGCGTATAAGTACGGGGCTTGTCTTTCAGGGGGTAACCCCGATAAGCCCTTCACCATGCGTCGTGAGACGCGGGTGTCCGTGAAACGCTTCTATCACGGGGGTGGGTTGTCGCAAGACTTCCCATACGAGCGTAACTGTCGTGAGACAGCTTATTGGTCTTCCTATCCTGGACGCCAGCTTGACGAACATGTCAGGCTGTTCAGCAAAGAGAGAAGGATCTTTAGCTCAAAACTCCTTACTTGCAGGCTCGCGCCTGGTGAGTAAGGTTATAGGGTGGCGCGATTAACATCGCTTAACCCGTGGGAAT